ATAAGAAAAATTAGTGTAGGAGATGTAAAAACAGGTATAACTTATAAAAAAAATCAAATGATGTTTGGTAATACTATACAAGTTATGGAAATTTTACACAATGATGATTTTAGAATAAATACAGGTAAAACTAGATACGATGTTTTTATTAAAAAAAATGATTGTGAATATATTAGATTATGGAAATCTTTTATAGATGTACCTGTTGCAGTAGAATATGACGTAGAAGTAGAACTAACAGCATAAAAATGAAAAAAGATTGTATACCATTAAATGATTGTGTTTTATTACAAAGAGAAAAAAACACAAAAGATGAAGTTGAAGCAGGAGATACTAAATTATATATAGATACATCATGGTATGAATATGACCATGTAATACAACATGCTATTGTAAAGTATGTTCCAAAAAGAATATCTTCATATTTTAAAACAAACATGGAATTATTGCCTGGAGATAAAGTTTATTGTCATCATTTTGTAGCAGATGAACATAATGGCATAGAAATACATGGAGAAAAATTAAGTAAATTAAATTATGGCATGCTTTATGCAAGAGTAAGAGATAATAAAGTACATATGCTTTGTGATTGGGTTTTAGTAGAAATAGTAAAAGATAAAGAAGAAGAGCTAAAATCAGAACAAGGTATATGGCTTAAAACACATGAAGAAAAAAAAGAACAAATAGGTAGAGTAAAATATGTAAACTCAAAATCAATAGATGATGGTTTTAAACCAGGAGATACTGTGTTTTTTATAAAAGATGCAGATTATGAAATGGAAGTAGAAGGACAAAAACTATATAGAATGCGAAATCAAGACATACTAGCTAAAGTAGATAAAAATTCTTTACCTATTGCTGTAGACCATGAGTATAAAGAAAATCATGGAGCTGACTTGCCTTCGTTTGATGAGTATAACAAAAAAATGCAATGACAAAGAAAAAAACAAAAGAACATTCTATATATGAACTAAAATTAATGGAACTCGTAGAAGCAGGTAAAAAAGCATTTGATTTATTAGTAAAAGAAGTAGAAAGACCTATAGACGAAGAACTGCAAGATGATAGAGCTAGAAATGCAATGAAAGCCAAAAAAGAATGTTTTATGGATGCAAGAGAAATAATGGCAGAGGTGCAAAAATTAGAAGCTCAACTAAGAGGTGAAGTAGTAGATGAGAAAATACAAATAGATTCCGAAAAAGATTCTGTTTATACAGGGGGATATGCAGAACAGTTTGCAAAAAAGAAAAAATAAATGAATATATTTAAAAATAATATGGATGAAACTCAAAGAATACTACAAGCAAACAAATTATTACATGTAGCAATGTACGATAGCTACAAAATTATAACCAAAAAAATTTCCCCTATAGAATTTTTAATAGAAAAAGACGCAAAAGATGAAGATTTTGTTTTACTATTTGACATACAAGATTTAAGAACCCTAACAAAAGACACATTAGAAAATATAATAAACTACTTTTCTGACCTAGAAGAGTATGAAATGTGTGCAGAACTTGTAAAATATAAAAAGAAAAGAAGTTGGGGTAAAAAAAAAGGGGCATAAAGCCCCTTTAATTATTTACGAGTTTTGTAACCTCTTAACCTTTTGTCTAAGGCAGCTCGTTTTTTTTGATAGTTACCTACGGATTTTTTAGTTTTTTTCATTATCCTTTAGTAAAGTAAGCGTATTCTAAAACACATGTAGCTGTATCAGCTTGTGCTTCTATACCTACACTTCCGTTTAAAGGAAAAAATGCAAACTCTCCTGCTGATAACTTCATTACAATAACTCCTGCATCAGTTTTTATAGTAATAAAGTTAGTTGTGTCTATGTTTTTTAAATAAACATAATTAACCGCACCTACTGAGGAAGCTATAAGAACTGTTTCTGCACTATGCAATACAGCAGCTCTAGCTATATTTACAGCAGGATTTGTAGTAGTTAAAGTATCTGTTACTGTAATACTTAAAGCATCAGCAGTAGCATCAGAACTTGATAATGTTAATGTTGGTGTTAATGTTGCCATTTTAATTTATTTTTTTAAGTTAATATTATTCTACAATGTTTGTTGCGTCTGTTGAACCTACTACATTTGCAAGAGTATCATTAATTACTAATGTATCCCATCCGTTCTTACCCATTGATTTTACTTTTAAGTAAGTTTTAGAACCAGTTTCATAAGCACTAGCCACACAAGTAAGTCTTACAATACCAGAAGCAGTTGCATCAGGAAAGTTTACAGTTCTTCCATTAACTGTTAGGCTTTCAAAATTTTCAGGCCCACCTAATGCTCCAATGTGATTAATAAATTTAGCTAAAGTTCCTCCAGAATTTAAAGTAGTTTCTAACTCTAAAATATCAACAAAAGGAGAATCTAAACCAGCCATGTTTGTATTAGAAACATCATAAAAAGTTTTCCAGTCATCACTACCTCCATCATAAGATAACATAACTCTGTGAGTATTTATTATCATGTTATTAGATGTTCCAGCGTAAGCTACACCATTTTTTTCATTACAGTCTACAATTAACAAGTTTTGAGATAACGCTTGTATTGTATCACCTGCATGATTTTGTCTTATAGAACCCCTATTAAGAATAACATCAATAGGTCTTCCATTGTTAGTTGTGTCTGCGTAAATTATTTGAGTTTCAATTTTAAAAACATTTGGTGTGTCTGAAGTTCCATCAGCAGCTATATTTTGAACACTACCTCCTAATGTGTCTGAAACTGTAATAGTATCAGCAGTTGGAACAGTTTTTACAAAGTATACTCTATTAGCAAGCACATTTGTAGCTTCAGCTTCTGCATCAAAGTAAATAGCATCATTTACTTTTAATCCATGAGCAACTATTGTAATAGTGTCTCCAGAGTCAGTTTGAGCTGAAACAGCTTTTCCTAAATTAGTTTCTTTGTCAAAAGCATAGATGATTTTATTAACGTCTAACGCCATCGTGTTGTAACCTGTGGTAGAAGTAGTAAAATCTTCAAAACCAAATTTTTTTACAGGTACAGAAATTAAATTTGCCATTTTTTTATTTTTTAATTATTAATAGATTGATTGATTTGCAAATATACTAAATTTTCGCTATATTTGCAAGTTATATGAAAAAACCTATCTATTTGAACGAAAAGTCCAAAGGTGCGGTGTTAAAAGTCTCTGGATTAGAAATTTGTATACCAAAAAAACCAAAAAAAGGTATATTAGGGTATAGAAAGTCAAAATCTAATCAAAAATGGGAAAGAACACCTTTGCCTGACGACTGGGACGTAATAGATGACAAAATTAAGTCAAAATTTATAGAGCAAGAGTTTACAAGAAGAGAAACTGGCGTTTGGTTTTATAATAATGGTGAGCCTACTTATATAACAGGAGCTCATTATTATTATTTAAATTGGGGAAAAATAGATATAGGTTATCCTGATTACAGGGATAGAGATAGAAGGTTTTTTTTATTTTGGGATGCTTGTGTAAAAGATGACAGATGTTTTGGAATGCAAATGATAAAACACAGAAGGGAAGGAGCATCTTGGAAAGGGGCAAGTTTAGCTCTTTATTATGCAACATCAAACTTTAATGCACATGGAGGTTTGCTTTCAAAAACAGGTGCAGATGCAAAAGATTTATTTTTTAAAGTTGTAGACATGTTTAGGTCTTTACCAGACTTTTTTCAACCAATTATAGATGGTACTGATAACCCCAAATCTGTATTGTCTTTTAAAAAGCCAGGTGAACGTATTACTAAAACTAATAAAGTAGTAAAAAAATCTGAAGCATTAAATTCAAAAATAGATTGGAGAAATACAAGAAACAACTCTTATGACTCCGCAAAATTAAAATATTTTATGTCAGACGAGGCTGGAAAGTGGGAAGAAGCAGATGTTTGGAAAAACTGGCAAATTGTAAAGCCTTGTTTAACGCAAGGAAGAAATATAGTTGGTAAATGTTTTATGCCATCAACTGTAAATGAAATGACAAAAGGCGGAGGAGATAATTATAAAAGAATATGGGATATGTCAGACCCTCATGATAGAGATTCTACAGGAAGAACACGTTCAGGTTTATATAGATATTTTACGCCTGTATATGATGGGCTAGAAGGATTTATAGAAGTATCTCCCATTTTTCTATATATAGTCTCATCAATCTCTACACGAAGTTTGTCTTGTTCTTCTTGAAAG